GAACCTCATATTTGAGACCCGCCATATAAAAGAACTTCTGTCAAATGGAGAGAGTTCATGTTCATCATCATGCTGAACCTCTCTAAGCTTGAGGACTTTATCCACACATGTTCCTTTAGTCCCCAGTGCATAAGCCTTTGCCAAGAACCAAAAATCTGCTGGCAATGTTGCCATGTAAGAAGTGCTGTCAAAGACTGTTGGAACTATTCCAGTAGCAGGTATCTGGTCTACTACTATTGTTCTTATGTCATTAATAGTTCTCTGGTTCAGTTCAAAGCCTATCTGTTTTCCATATCTGGGTTGTGCTATGATCTTTACAAATACCTCCTGTGCCTCATTCAATTTCCAGTCTATTTCAGGTACATATAAGTTCCTGTATTTCTGACTATCAATCTTATTGAGTTTCTGCTTGAGATCATAATGCATTTCCTTTGATGTCATGCCAGCTTATTTATTTCCTCTTTCAAGGATAGCCACTTTCAATTTTGCATTACTGGGACTCTTGAACCATTCCACTGCTGCCTCATAATCAATTCCTATCAGTTCTCCCATGTAATAGATACTTCCTGCCTCCTTGGTCAATATATCTCTTTGAAGCAGGTTAAGTACTGATGCCCTTACTGCCACTTCTTCCCTGCCCATGCTCACCAGTTCTGTAAATTCAAGTATTCCGGGCTGGTTAGGTTCATTGTTCTGGATGATGGCATCAATTTCCACATCAATGAAATTACCACTTCTGCCCTTTACTGATTTCTTGGATAGTATCTGGATGATATTAGCCTTGGAATCATCACTCATTTCAAGGAGCATGGCACTTGCTTTTCTGCGAAGCTGGACTTTATTAGCCTTGGATGATACTTCTTCTTCCTCATCAAAGATCACATGGGTAGCATCAGGCCATTTACCTTCTTCATACTCCTTCATGGAGTTTGCCACCAGCTTGTTAGCCTTCATCAGCTTCACCTTCACATACTCAGCAGGTTTGCTTATGTCAAAGATCATTGTGTGATTCTGCAACATCACTGTTCCCGGCTTAGTGCTGTAGTAAGGATGAGGTTCACTTGGATTAAAGGTATCAGATAAATCTGCTCCTATTAATTTTCCATATTTGATGGCCTCGTCTTCAGTTAAGCCTGTGGCATATTTACCAGTTGTATGTTCATAAAGAGCTTCAACTGCTTTTGGCTGTGCAAAGGACTCTTTCCCTTTCTTGCCATGCCATGATTTCCTGTCCAGTGGTCTTACTTCAACTTTTATTGCTGCGGGATCAGGTATCTGTGCAGGCATTGTTGTTGAAATAATCTGTGATTGTCTTGGTCTCGCTTCAGCTACCTGATCAAAATCTGTGATCTCATCTGCTAGTGCCATAATAATTCAGTTTTTGTCGTTAATAAATGTGTTGATCTTAGTCTTAAAAAGAAGGTGGAGGCTAGTCTCCTCCACCCCTCGGAGGATATATCAAAGCAATGAAAACATAAACTTTAGTTACGGGACAGGATGAGTTCACCACATCTTGTCACATCTTCAATGTGGACACCACACTGTTTTTGCACATGCATTTCATAATAGTCACCGCTATGTGCCATAGAACCTTTGTTCACAGGCCCATAAGGAGTATGCAAACCATGTACATAGCCAAGCTTGAAGCTATTTGCCCTGTCAACAAGCTGGACATTGGTGCCCATTTCACCCTTGCCATTGAAATCAAGGAAGGTGATTCTTTGAGATTCAACAGGATAACCTGTTACAGGATCAATCTCAAAATTGATTTCCCTGTCATCATAAAGAGGGTTGTGAACCAGTTCCAGTTCAGCACCATTAGCCATGCGATATCTTACAAATTGGAAGCCGGCAACAAGGGCATTCTCATGGTAGGCTGATGTTGTCTTGTCAATGAGAACTTTATCAACCACTTGTATAAAGCCCCTTCTCTTTTCAGACCATGATTGTATAGCCCTGTGGAATTGGATCATTCCATACTCACCACTGAAGCCTTTAATTTTTCTTGTAGCTCCGGGTTTTACCCTGCTGTAGAAGATATCCATCAGGTATTCTTCTATTAAGGGGGCAGACAGGTGAGAATAAAAGTGTTGGTGGGAGTCTTCCAGTTGTTCCTGAACACCGGGGCCAGAATAGATTGGTCTGCCATTGGCACCAAGCACAGTGTCAGTGCTGCGGGAATACCAGTAGCCTCTTTCAATCTCCCTGTACCACTGTTCCCAGTATTCAACTTCAGCATATTTTACCCATGAATCATGCCACCTGCCTTTGCTATCCTGTATCTTGATAGCCAGCACTTCATTGGCAGCATCACCAGTTACCCTGTATTTCTTCCTGAAACGAGACATCCTGTTTTGCAAAGCAATAGGCAGGCTGTACTGAGTAGAACCAGATTGTTCAGCAGCTTCCTCATATTGAGAGTAAAGCTTGGCCCATTGCTGATTGGGAGACAGGTACTTGATTGGTAAGGAAACTGTAGGATCATCCCACATACCTCTTACTTCATAAATGAAGCCCTTACCATGTTTGAAGGATTGTGTTGTTACACGTACCTGCCACTTTTTATTACTTGACCCAGGATGGAGAATATCACCGGGAACATACCAGTCTTCATCAAGCTTCAGCTTGAAGGTCTGTTTAAATCTTCCGGGAGTTAAATTGGCAGATGGTTCAACATTCTCAATCACTATCAATGGTCTGGTGTTTGCACCCTTCATTGTCCACTCCCAGACAGTAGTATTGATTGTCTTTTGTTGTTTGCCAGCCAGCATAGTTGTCAGGGGGTTATCTGAGTATCTCTCAGATGTGAACAACTGTGTCATCTTGGGTTCAAACACTGTTGGCTTAATGAGTAAAGCTGCACCAAGGTGGTTCAGCTCCGTCATATTAGCATGCCAAGGCATTTGCTTAGTGATTAATCTGTTTAATAGTCTTGCCATTGTAACAAGTTTTTGTTTTATTTTAAATTACTTAACCTTCTTCAAAGTAGTCTGCCATTGATCTCTTAGTATATGATCCTGAAGAGGATGGCTTCACTCCTTTTTTAGCTTCCTGTAATTTAGACTTTGTTCTCTTGACAACTTTGGTTTCAATCTCAGTTATCAGTTCATCGTCTATCTTAAAGTTATTTTTGAGGAGCTTTGCAAGGATGATTAAATCCTGCTTATCCTTTTCTGTTTCTGCTCTTAGTATCCTTGAAAGTTCTGCATTTACAGGAGGAACATACCTGTTAGGCCCTACCTTCACTGTTGCCCTGTTGATGTAACTGTTAAGCTCTTTTCTTTCAGCTTTACCAATGGGAAACATACCTACTGCCTCAGTTTTATCCAGCACCTTAGAGAAGTCATCTTCAAAATCCCTTGCATCAATCTCTCTCTGCTTACTGGCTTTCTCCTGTGCCTTCATCAGGGCATCTTTGTTCTTATCTTCAGCAGTCTTGATCTTATCATACCATGCTTCAGCTTTGATCTTCTCCTGTCCTTTGTCCTTGATGAATTCCTTCCTGTCTTCCAAGTCTTCACCAGTTACTTTTTCATACTTGGTAAGATAGTGATTGATAACAGCATCAACCTGTTCAGGCTTGCTACTATCAAATTTATCAAGGCCAAGAGTACCAGTGACATAGACAGCAACAAAATCTGAGGTTCTGCCACCATCCTTTTTAAATTTCAGGAAATCCTTACCATCTTGGTCAAGGTCTTTGGCATAGCCTTCAAGAGCTTCCTGAAATCTTTCATCAACTTCCATTGCTTGTAATTCAAAGAACTGGTCTTCAGTGAGCTTTGTACCCTTCTTTATCTCAATGTGTTCAAGTATTCCTTTTTCTTTCAGCTCCAGTGCCAATGTAGTGTAGAACTCCTTATCCTTCTCAATCTGCTCTTCATCTTCCTCCTCTTCCTGCTCATCAGTTTTAGCTGGTTTCTTCTTCTTCACTACTGGAGCATCCTCATCATCATCATCTGGATCAGGTTCCTCCTCTTCTTCCTCATCCTTTTTTTTACCTCCCTTCTTAGGAGTTTTCTTTGGAGTGACCTCTTCTTCCTCTTCTTCATCATCCTGAGCTTTTACTGATTTCTTCTTAGGAGGTGCAGGCTTGTCAGTGAAAAACTCCATGTTCTCAGGGTCTAAATCATCCTCTTCCTCATCTGACCCCTTTGATTTCTTTTTGGGCTTTGCATCATCGAAGTTTGTAGAATCTCCAAGGTCATCATCAGGATCATCTTCTAATTCTGCGGGAGATTTCTTTACTTCTTTGATTGTCTTACTTGTCTGAGATTCAAGTTTTTCCGAGGTAATTCCGAAGAAGTCTTCAGAATCTCCATCAAATCCAAAACCTGCCAAAGGATTTGATGCTGTGTTTGTCTTTGCCATAATCCTGTGTAAATTTAAAGTTTGAAAGTTGAATTTATTACAGTTTAAAACTGAACTTTTAAGAAAGTTGCTTAATAGCTTTTTTATTTGGCTGGTGCTAACTGTTTAGAAGCCTTTTTATCTTCAATCTTAAGTTTCTCTTTATCCACATTCTTCTGATGCCTGAATTGTTCTTCCTTAAGACTCTGCTCTCTTTGCCTGATCTCAGCATCAACCCCATATTTAGCAACTTCCAGTACATCAGGTACAGTATCCTGATCCATATCTTTATCTTCATTGAAGCCCATTGAAAGAATAGCCTGCTGTTGAATGACAGTCTTTCTTCTTTCTTTCTCCTTGGTAATGATGACATTGATCTCATGTTCCCTGTCTATTTGTTTCTCTGCTGAGATAGCCTGCCTTGCCTGTTGTTCAGCTTCAATCCTTCTTTGTTCAGAAGCTTGGGCTTCTTCAGATTTACGAATTTGTGCAACTTCCAGTAAGTCTTCAGCCTCAGTAACAGATTCAGACCTGATAACCTTGATGATATCAGCAAGGTCAGCCTGCTGATTCTGCATAGCAGCTTGGGCTAAGCCTTCCACTGCTCTTTTGGCATCAGCAGCCTTGGAAGAATTGGATATGAACAGACCATAAGTGGAGGAATCCAGTAGTTCAGGATCAATAGTGATCATCTTATAGGTCATATCATCAAGGATATAGACCAGCTTGCGTGGCTTGGAACCAGCATAAGCTACTTTGGCTGTCTCTACTAATCTCTCAAGGACATTGCCTTTGACAGAGTTGTGCAGCTCAAAGTAAGGCTGAATGATATGAGAGGACTGAACCAAGTTCTGCCTTGTATTTGACACTGCTTCATTAGGGCCAATCTGTGCCTCCATCTGTGGAGTGACCCCAATGCTTGTTCCACATTTATGTTCAATATATTCTGCAAATTTGATATACTGGTCAATGGATGAGGCAAGGGACATGTCAATTTCTTTCACCATGTTGGTAACATCTCCTCCTCCCCTGTTGCCTTCCTCATTGGGATTAAGCCATGCAATAGAGTTTGCCTCAAAGAAGTAAGTCCACTTATTGATATCAATACCAGCAGATTTGGGAATAGAGTTTAGGTTCATGGCCAGCTTCTTTCCTTTGTCTGAAGCCATCATCAATTCAACCCTATAGAGAATAACATCATAGAAGTACTGATATCCCTTCATCCTGTCCATTGCAGAGGTGACAGGAGAATTGAGGTTATCAGTGGTTGCACCACAGTAGGGAAGTTTGCAGACATAGAGATTGTCCAAGTCCTTATGCTGACCTGGGATGGCTCTTGCATAAACAAAGATGTCACTCATAATCTTATAGCACTCATGAGCTTCAGGTAGCCATTCCCATTCAAGGGTGATATCCCCTGCCATTTCATTGAACTTGTAATTCTCATCCACCAGCTTCATTTGCTCCCTGTTGTTCTTATCAAGATAGGTCAGGAATCCAGTTTTGCGCAGAGACTTCCATGTAGCATGGACTACCCTTATAGTATAAGGATCATTGTAATCTTCATTGAAAGTGAATTCAGCATCCCTGAGAGCAGCTCCGGGATTATGATGATAGGTGTAGATTTTATCAATATCATCTTCAGAAAGTTCAGAACCAAAGCTGGCTACTACTTCTGAAGGAGAGAGCCTGTATTCATATACTGCCCACTCTCCATCTTCAATATAATCAAGGTCAGGAGATTTATCATAGTCAAAGAATAAGGGATTAATGACTTTAAGACAGGGTTCACCATTGAGAATACCTACCCAATATATTTCTTCTCCGGCTATCAGGGAGTGTTTACAGCCCTTATTAAACTTTTCTGCCACTTTCTCCTTGAGGATGAGGTACTCCAGAATTTGATGAGTCATGGCTTCAGCAGGGTCTTGATGATCCCTTACCATGTACTTTCTTACTTCTTCAGGAGTTTGTGCTTTGGTCTCTTCTTCTATCTGCTGTTTAAGTTGTTGTTCTTCTTCAGGGGTGAGCTTCCTTCCCTTGGTCTGAGCCATGACCTGTGCTTCAATCTGCTCTCTTATGGGTCTCATCACCTGTGATGTCACAAACTCTTTCAGCAGTTCAGTCTCCTTCTGCTCCCTTCTGGTAGTAGCATCTTCATTGACAGCTACTACCTTCCATGAGAAAGGCATCTTCATCTCCATGCCCATGAGAACTTTTATCTTTCCTGAAACTATATCCCTGTTGGTGAAATTTGCGGGGAGGTCTCCTACCTCTGAACCAAAGGGCTGACATACATAAGTGAAATCCTGTATGTCTATGATGTTATTGAATAAGTCATAGTTGACTTTCTTGCGCTTATATTCTGAGAGGCCACTAAAGGCCATGAAATTTGTACCATTAAAGGATTTAGTATCTAACAGGTTTGCCTGATCCTTATACCACTGTTTATCATTTGCATCTTTCTTTCTCTGACTTATCCTCTGTTTATTGTTAAGATACTTGGTGTTCATCAGGCTGAATGTTTAAATTGTTTCTTCATCATTTCAAGTAAGTCACTGGCATTGGATGAGCCATTATTCTCACCATGTACCTTGTTCTCTTCTTCTTCTGCTATCTGGAACATGACCATCATGAAGGACATCACCCTATCAAAGTTACCTTGTCTGTTGTAGAAGATCAACTCTTCAAGCAATGCAGGATCATAAATAGTTTCAAGGTTAAGAACTGCATATCCATTTTCGTCATAATCACGTATATCTAATAACCACTGCTTAATGTATTTCTCTCCTGCATCTTTAAGTTTCTCTGCCATGTGAACACCATAGACTCTTGCTACCTTGGAATTGTTGATAGCTTTAGAGATAACACCATCAGGCTGAGCAGCAAGCAAATGTAACTTTTTTCTACGTTCAAAGTATTTTTTAACATGAGTGACCTCATTCTCATGCATGATCTCTGCTCCATAAAGCTCTGCTAACATTTCACATATCCTGTTCACATCATCAGGATCATAAGGTCTGCCTATGTACTGTGCTACTATCCTGTTGGAGCTATAACTGAACTTATGATTTGCTTTGTAAACATAGATGCTGCCTAAAGAAGGGAGGACAGAGGTTGACTGATCCTGTCTGTAAGGGTCAAAGCCCATCTTGTAGAGACCACGAGGGGCATTGGGAATTGGGTATTCATAGATGACAACAGAGCCTTTAAGGTCTTTGGTCTTTGGTTTGTAATCCCAGAGTGGCTGCAGGTATCCATCCAGATCAGGTGTTGCCTTGATGATGTATTTCTTACCGGGGATTTTATGTCCATCATCTGTATAGGTATCTGGTTGATTGACTTCCCTTCTTTCAAGAAAGCATGCCTGCCCATATTTGAGATGCAGGTTCTCTCTCATCACCCTGTTGTATTGATTACGCAGTTCAATTACAGGGAAGTCATTCATGGAGACCATTAAGAATGCCTCCATTGGATTGAAAGGATGCTCCTGTACTCTTTGCTGGATAGAGCCAGAGTCAGATGCATTGGCAATGATCTTTGCTCTTACTGTTTTCTCTTCCTTGGTTGCTCCTATGATATCACTGTTTCCCTGTTCATCATAGTAGCCTTCCATGTTCCATGTAACAGGATGGAAGAAGCCACAACAGGAATTCTCTGCATCCTCATCCCATACATTGACAAATGGCATGAGGTTATCTTCCTTGGGATGATAGAACATATCTGCATAGTCAGCAGTGCCAGATTCCATATCACCACCTGTACCAAAGATGATGATCTGTCCTGTAATATATTTACCTGCTGACAGGCTTGGTGAGGTTTTCCTGAAGCTCTCCTTAAGATTAGGG